CCACCCCCCCCCCGCCCCCACCCCCCCGCCAGCCGCCGCAGGCGCCACCGGGTCGGGCGCCGCCCCCGCTCCCTGGCGCGCCATATTTGAACTGTTTACGCGCATGCCCGACCCTCCAGGCGATCGCGCATGCGCTTGAAACATCCCCCCCAATCCCCCCAATCCCCCCCAGATCCGGGCCGCATCTACTTCGGCGCGCCGCCGTCCGCCCGGTCCAGCAAGCGTGTCACGAGGTAGACGATAACGGCCGCGCCAACGAGCATCAGCGGCGCGCCCAGCGGCCACTAGAGCGGATCGCTAAGCATCGCGCCCCCGAACACCTAGCGCTGGGTTCGGATCAGGTTGTCCTTCAGCAGCCGGTCCGCATCGTCGCCCGCCTTCACGCGCTGACGGTCCGCCGCCTCGCGCTCGGCCACCATGCGGTCGATCCGGGCGGCGCTGCGCTTCGACAGGAGCAAGCTCGCGGCCGTGAGGCAGGCTGTTGCGACGGCGGCGGCGGAGATGGACAGCCAGAGTGCTTCGGTCATCTCAGCCGCTCCAGGGTCAGGTACGCCGCATAATGTAAGGCGACCGCGAGCAAGAACCAAACGACCATCAGAAGCAGGGTCGCGCCGGTCGGATGGACCGCGTCGCGGGAGACGCTCACGATCGGGGTGATGACACCAGCCACGATGAAGCCGGCCGCCACGGTGTTGAGCAGCGTCGCCCGGATCTTCGTCTGCTCGTTGTGGACGGTGATCTGCCGGGCGATCTCGGCGGGGGTCTCAGCCATCGGAATGCGATCCACCCCGCAGCCGCACGCCCGGCCCGCCGCCGTTGGCCGGGATGAACTCGACGCCGGCCGATTCGAGGGCAGCGATCACCGCCCGGACATTGTTCGGCATACCTGCCGCAGGGCCTTCGCTGGCCTCCATGCGCTTCAGGGTCGGCACGGAGATCGAGGCGGATGCCGCAAGCTCTGCTTGACCCATAGCCAGCAGCGAACGCGCGGCGGCGATCTGCCTGCCCGTCGCTGTATAATGATCTTTTTGGCTCATATCGATCCGAAGGTGTTGACTTCCGTCGCGCCGTGATCCATAAGTATCACGTCAACACGAAGGGTTCAACGCCATGTCCCTCCAGCGTAAGATCTCCTGGACCGCCGCCCTCCGCGATGTCCGCGCCGACCGCGCCGTTGTCGCCCCGGGCGTCGTCTCGGCCCGCGCGCTGATCCAGGGTCTCGCCCGCATCCGCCGTACCCGCCTCGTCACCCCGACAGGCGCGTTCGACCGGGCCGCCATCATGGCCGCTGCGGTCGAGGCCGCGAAGGCTCACCAGCTCCGCACGGGCGCCGCCTGGGGTGTCGCCATGTCGGTCGGCCTCACCGCCGCTTGGCAGGCCGCTCGCGCCGCCCGTGCCGCCATCGCTCACTGAGGAGGAGACCCGGCCGGCCGCGCGCCGGCTTGCACAAAGCCGGGCGAATGTCCGGGGAAATCTCACCCCAAACCTGGGGTCAATTCACCCCAGACTTTCGCCGACAGCGACGCCTACAAACGAAGCGGCCCCCGAAGGTGCTCGAACACCCCGGAGGCCATCACCGCCGAACCCCTTGGAGAAGAACGATGGCTGACCACGCCAATAGCACGCCCGCGCCCACCGCACACGGCCCCGTCACCGCCGCGATCCGCGCCGTCGCGTTGGAGCACGACCCCTCGCACACCACCGTGGTCTCGCTGGCCGCCGTACGCGCCCGCCGGATGCCGAGCTTCACCCCGCTCGACTTCAGCTTCCCGCTGTCCGACTCACTCTGGAGCGCGGTCTACCTCCGCACGGTCCGGTTCTCGGTGGAGTTCACGAACCTGTCCGGCCGCGAGGCAGTGAAGCGAGCGGCCCAGGCCCGTGCCGTCGCGCCCGGCGATTACGTCACGCACGCCCTCGGCGAGTTGGCCCTGGCCGTCGATCACTTCGAGGAGCTGACCGAACTCTGCCGGATCGCCCGTGGCCGCCTGATCGAGGCCGATGCCTGCGCGAAGCAGGCCGAGGGCGGGAGGGGCCGCCAGTGAGACGCGCCGTCACCCGCCGCGCAGACGCGCTCGCCTCGCCGATCGCCTTCCCGCGCAACATGCGCCGCCCGTCCCGCGCCGAAGTTGAGGCGATGGTCGAGGGCCTGATCGATTACCTCGACGCCCTCGACGGCGACGCGGATCTCAAGACTGAGGAGCCGGAGACCGGAGCCCGCGAGTGGTGCGGATCGGGCGCTCACCGCTTCGACGTGGGAGCCGCCGCATGAAGCCCGCTCCTCGCACGCTGCGCTTGGTCAGCGACAACACGTCCCCGGAGACCTGGGACGATCACCCGCAGAACGCCCTCGTGACCTTCACCCTACGGAAGTCGACGGTGGACGGCCGCATGGACGGTATCCGCAACCTTCTGGACGCGAACCGCAACATGATGCTGGCGCTCGACGCGGCGCGGTCCGGCAACGCAGAGGATGCGGAGAAGCGCATCCGGTTCGCGTTCATGGATCTGGCGTCCGCCAACGCGTTCGCCACGAAAGTCTACGAGGACGTTCAGCGCACGGCCTGCCGCGCCAAGCGCCGGGGAGGCCGCGCATGACGACGCGTCGCGCGCTCCTCGCGAGCCTCGCCGTACCGGCGGCGGTGGCCATCCATCAGATCCCCGCCCTCGGGGCAACCCATCAGGCCGCGAACCCGCACCCCGACGCGGCGCTCCTTAGTCTGGAGCGGCGCTGGCTTCCGGCCAATGCCGCTTACGAGGCGGCCTGCGACGTGGAAATGGCCCTGGACGATTACTGCCCGCCCCTCCCGGAGGCTCTTTTTCTGAGGCAAGGCGATCATGCTCTCGGCCTCGGCAAGTATGCCACCGGTCGGGGAGACGGCGATGAGGACGACCGACCACGCTACTGTCACGAGGGGGGTAAGACCGAGCTGCGCGGATGGCGGCGGCGCCACTGGAAGTGGGAGCGGCAGCCCGGCGTTGGGGAAGACGGCACGCCGGATGGCACGATGATCGAGCGCCGGGTCCCGTGGCTGGAGGCCCAAGCTCGCGCCGACGAGATCGCGGCGGCGTGGGACCGCTGGACGACGGAAGAGAAGGCAGCGCGCGAGACCAGCGGCTACGCTGCGGCGGCGCGCGAGGCTCGGCGTCTCGGGACGGTCGTCGGCAAGATTGAGCGCGAGATTGAGGACGCGACACCCTCGACGCTGGAAGGTCTCGCCGTGAAGGCTCGACACATCCAGCGAGCGACCCAGCGCGGGGATGAGGTCGCGGACGCTGCGGCGCTGATCGTGCGCGATATCCTCGTCTTGGCGGGAGGCGTCGCGTGACAGCCCCCGCCCTCGCTTCCTCGCCCGTCGTCGCCGTCATCGACGGTACGGCGGTCGCCGACAGCCGGGACGTGGCGGCGCTGTTCGAAAAGAACCACCGCGACGTGCTCCGGTCCATCGACGCCCTGCTCTCCTCGGGCGTCGCCCTACCCCCGCGCAGTTTTGCGCAGGGGGTCTACACGAGGCCGGATACCGGGCAGCAGCAGCACCGTCGCTTCCTGATGGACCGGGACGGCTTCGCTCTGCTCGCCATGGGGTTCACAGGCGCCAGGGCGCTCGGGTTCAAGCTGGCCTACATCGCCGCGTTCAACGCGATGGAGGCCGGGCTACGTGGGTCGGCCCGGATCGACGTTCGCGACCCCGGCCAGCTCGCCCTCATCGCCGGCCAGCTCGTGGAGTTGAACCGCGAGCTGACGGCGCGGGCCGAAGCGGCGGAGCGTACGGTGGAGGCGGCGGCGCCGAAGCTCGCCTTCGTCGACCGGTTCGTCGCGGCCGACGGCCTGTACGGGCTCCAGAACGCGGCCCGAGCCCTCGGGCAACCGCCCAACGGGTTCATCGACCGGCTCAAGCGGGACGTGCTGTTCTACCAGGGCGGCAGCCTCGTCCCACGCGCGCTGTTCGCCAACCGCGGCCTGTTCATCGTCAAGCCGGTGCTGAACGGCGAGAAGGCGCGCTACCAGACCTTCGTCACGGCGAAGGGGCTACACTGGCTCGCCGACCGGCTGCGGACGCCCGCCCTGCCGACGCCCTCGCCCGGCGACCTGTTCGCAGCCGGGGTCGCGGGGTGACGTACGAGGAGTACATCGCCTCCCCGACCTGGGCGCGGCTGCGCTCGGAAGCCCTGATCCGCGACGGCTTCCGCTGTCGGGGCTGCGGGACGACCGAGCGCCTAGAGGTCCATCACATCCGGTACGGCGACCCGCTGGGTTCCGAGACCGTCGAGGATCTGACGACGCTGTGTGGCGGCTCTGACGGCTGCCACCACGCCATCACCGAAACCATCCGGCGCCGCCGCTACTCCGCTCGCGCCTACCCCATCACCCCGTCCGCGCGCCTCGCGCCGGGCATCCCCGAGGCTCGTCATGTCGAACGGCTACCAACGCCTGCGCTTCAAGCTCACGTCCGTCAGTCCCCTGGTCATGCACAACGGTCGGTTGGCGAACCCGCTGGACCCGATGTCAAAGGCGCTGAAGGCCGTCTCGGGCAAGCGGGCCAAGACCGACGCTGATTTCGAGGAGCTGGCCCGGATCGAGTTCCTGGGCGGCCTCTACATTGGCGAGGATGGCCCGTGCATCCCCGGAGAACTGATCGAGGCGACGTTGATCGCGGCGGCAAAGAAGTCGAAGCGCGGGCCGGCCGCGAAGGCCGGGCTGCTCTCGGACGGGAATCACCGGCTCGTCTACGATGGGCCGCGGGCGCCGGATGAGCTGTGGAGCAATGAGCGCTTCCGCCTCGTGGCGGGCGTGCGGGTCGGACAGGCCCGCGTGATGAGGACGCGACCGATTTTCCGGGATTGGTCGGCAGAGATCTTCGTGGACTTCCTACCGGGTCAGTTGAATCCGGCGGAGGTCGCGGGGATGATCCGGACAGCAGGCGAGGTCGTCGGTCTCGGCGACTGGCGTCCGCGGTTCGGACGGTTCACGGCGGAAACGCTGTGAGCGTGGCGAGGGCATAATCCTCGCAGGGCCCGGCTAGGTCTGGCTCGGCGTGGCGTGCTCCGGTCCGGTATGGTCCGGCGCGGTGAGGATGGGCGGCGGGCTACTGCTCGCCGCCGACTGCCAGCTTCTCAGGGCGAGGCACGGCGCCGCTTGGCAAGCTCAGGCGCGGTATGGTCAGGCAAGGCGGAACGGGAGGTCTCAGGGCCTCCCGTTTTCATTTGACCCGACGGGCGAACTAGGGGAAATCACGAACGTCGCGAGAGTTGTGACCTAAAGCGCCGCGACCGCAGATCAGCGCAAGGGGCCGCCGATCAAATCTCTCACGCCGACGCTGCGGAAATGCTGGCGCTGGGCCGGGCACCAAGTCGCGGCACCCTGATTTAAAGCGGCTGGCTGGATCTCGCCGTCCATCGCGTCGATTGCCTGCTTTGCCTGCTGCTGACCAAACCGATTGATGATATCGTTGAGCAGTGCCTTTGCTATCTCGTCCGCCTTAATCTTGTCCACGAGATAGAACTGCGAGCAAAAACGTTCAACGACACTTAGTCGGACGATTGCGCGTGCAGTGCGATTGAGTCGCTGCTCTGGCGTGCCGGCCCTCGCCGCGACCGGTAAGGCGGCGGCGAACAGGACGAGCGTTAGGACGATCTCGGGCCAGCGGCGCATCGGCATCACTCCTCAACCGCGCGCGGCGGTATGATGAAGCACGGTTCAATACCTTCGTAGTCTCCATTATAGTCGTGCGCAAAATTTGCGTGCTCCAAAACTCTCCTCACAATTCCATCGGGGTCATTCCGGACATGGAACGGCCCCGGCATCGTCGGACCGCCGATATAATTCTCTATTCGCAATTCACTTTTTAATCCGAGGGATTTAAAGAAATCCACAAATTGGGTCGCAAAGTAATTCGTCTCCGGACTACCTTCGGAAATTACGTCAATCTCTTTGCGGCTTGGCTCGCGATCCAACGCTTCTCGGAGGAGCTGCATTTGCTCATTCGTCAATCTCCGCGGCGCTAGTCGCGCTTCAAGCTGCGCTCTAGCAAGATCCGCTTGGCTCGCCCGCTCATTGGCTTTTGCCGCAGCTTCGTTGGCTAGCCCTGCCCGCTCGTCCGCGCGTGCGGCATCGGCTCGTGCCGTTTCCGCGGTCGCGTTTGCCCTGGACGTATCGGCGTCCGCCTTACGTTGCGTCTCGTCACTGATGTAGTACGAAATGACGGACGATCCGAACGACGCAGCTACGGCTATCGCACCTGAGCCAGCTGCTATGGCCCACAGCCAGAACACGACAGTCTGCCAGAACTGAAGCGAGAAGCCCCACAGCATGACCGCCCCCTTAGTAGCTCTGGCGATCGGGCTGCTCATGTGGGCAGCAATATCCGCAGGGATGCTCTGGTTTGCGGTGCATCACACTCGGAAACTGCGAAAGGCTCGTCGAGAGCGCTGAGGCGCTATTGGGCTTCCGCAGATCTTGCCGCATATTGTCATCATCCATCGGTAGCTTCGCACCTCCGAGGATGACCGGGCCGGGCCGCTTTCACAAGCGCCCGGCCCAAATTGCATCTGACTTGACCCGACGGGCGAAACGCCCGAAACCACCACCGTCGCGAGCGCTGTGCGCCCGCCCCTGATAGGCCCGCCACCGCGCGGGCCTTTTGCGTTTCTGCCCCCGCCCTCAGCTCGATCCGCCCCGTGCCGGCCTCGCCGCGCGCGTCGCTGTCGCGCGCCCCTCGCGGAGACCATCCTATGATTCCGCACCATTGGCGCCGGACGCCCGCTGACAACGGGCTGTCGGACCCGAACGCCGACGTCCGTCCCGGCCGCTTCGCCAACACGCTGCTCGGCGCGATCCGCGGCCTAATGGCGACCGGTGCAGCGGCACGCGACGACGCGATCGGCGAGCTCGTCGCGGTGCTGGGCGCGAACAACGCCTATGCCGCCTACTCGAACGAGGGACTGATCGACATCCAGACCGGCATCAACAACGTGCCGAAGGCGATCACCGCGCCGTTCCTGCTGCGGCTCTCGTTCGACACGACGCTGGCAGGCTCGGCCACGAACGTCCCGCACCTGACGGTCGACGGGTTCGACTGCGGGCCGATCCTGCGCCGCGACGGCTCGGCTCTCGCCGACGGCGATCTCGTGAAGGGCATCCCGGTCCTGCTGCTGGGCGAGATGGCGGCCGCGACCGACACGAAGGTCACTCAGGTGCGCCTGCTCGACCTGACCCCGGGCGAGATCAAGGCCCTGGCCCCGTCCGGCGTGCCGATGGGAACGATCATCTACATGCCCTGCGGCGGCTCCGTCCTGCCGACCGGGTACCTCCTGGCCAACGGCGCGCTGATCTCGCGGACGACCTACGCGGCTCTCTGGGCCTACGTGCAGGCGACTAGCTTCAACGTCACCGAGGCGGACTGGCCGAACAACCCGGCCGCGTTCTCGCAGGGCGACGGGGCGACCACGTTCCGGCTGCCGGATCTCCGGGGCGTGTTCCTGCGCGGCCTCGACCTCGGCCGCGGCATCGACCCGAACCGCAGCGCCGCTCAGATCCAGGCCGGCCAGATCCAGTCGCACCAGCACCAGACCGTGACCGACGGCGGCCTGCTCTTCCTCGGCGGCGGGGTCCAGTACTTCCAGAACGGCATCGGGCAGGCGAGCTACGCCAGCCAGTTCGCCACCGGCTTCGCGGGCGGCAGCGAGACGCGCCCGATCAACGCCGCCTACCCCGCCCTGATCCGCGCCTACTGAGGAGGGCCGGATGGCCGACCTGACCCGCTACAGCTACGACCGGGAGACCGGCGCCTTCAACGGCCTCGTCGAGGCGACCGCGTCTCCGCTGGAGCCGGGCGTGCTTCTCGAGCCGGCGTTCTCGACGCCGACCCCGCCGCCAGAGGTCGCCGCCCTGCAGGTCGCGGTCTGGGCCGGCGTGTCGTGGAAGGTCGTCACCGACCACCGCGGCGAGACGTGGTACCGGGATCGCGAGGCGGTGCTGATCGTCGACCTGGGCGACCCGGCCGACCTCGGGCTGACTGCCGCGCCGGCGCCGCTCCCGCCGCCGCCCCCGCCCTCGTCCTGCTCCAAGCTCGGGCTGAAGCGCGCCTTCACCGAGAAGGGGCTGTGGCCGACCGTGAAGGCGATGATCGCCTCGGACGAGGACATGCAGGAGGACTGGGATCTCGCCGTCGAGCTGCGGATCACGGACCCGATCGTGAAGAAGGCGGTCGCCGGCCTGGCGCTGCTCGGGACCGCGCTCACGCCCGATGACGTCCAGGCGCTCGTGACGCGGGCGAACGAACTGGTCGCCTAAGGTCCCCTCCTAAGCTCCACCCTCAAGGAATCCTGATGCTCCTGCGCTCCTCGGCGCGGGCCGCCCTCGCGTGCCTCGCGCTCGCGGGATCGGTCCCCTGCGCCCATGCCGAAGTCGCCTCTTGGTACGGGCCCGGCTTCCACGGGCGGCGCGCCGCCGACGGATCGCGCTTCGATCAGGATGCGCTCACCGCCGCGCACAAGACGCTGCCGTTCGGGACCCGCGTGCGGGTCACCTGCGCCGCCACGGGCCGCTCGGTCGTGGTCCGGATCACGGACCGCGGCCCGTTCATCGCCGGCCGGGCGATCGATCTCTCGCGCGGCGCGGCCCGGGCCATCGGCCTGTCGGGCGTCGGCCGCGTCCACCTCGCCATCCTCGGCTGAACCGGAGACCATCATGGACGTCTCGCCCATCGGACGCGCCGCCCTGGAGGGGCGCGAAGGCACGCGGCTGACCGCCTACAAGGACAGCGTCGGCGTCTGGACGATCAGCACCGGGATCACGACCGCCTCCGGGCTGATCAAGGTCGTGCCGGGGCTGACGATCACGCCCGTTCAGTCCGACGCGCTCTTCGCCGCCGCGCTGGAGAAGTATGCGGCGCCGGTCCGCGCCGCCCTGGCCAAGCCAGTCCCGCAGCCGTTCTTCGATGCCTGCGTGAGCCTCGCCTACAACATCGGGCCGGTCGGCGTCGCGCACTCGACCGTGGTCCGCCGCGCCAATGCCGGCGACCTCGCGGGTGCCGTCGAGGCGTTCCTGATGTGGAACAAGCCCGCCGCGATCATCTCGCGCCGGCAGGGCGAGCGCGATCAGGCCGCCCTCGCCTCCTACACCGGCGCCAAGGTCTACGCGCGCCGCGGCGACCGCTCGCCGGTGAAGGCGATGGCCGGCACGCTCCCGGCGCCCGTGAGCGTCCCCGACCCGCTGGCGCCGATGACGGCCGCGAAGCCGCCGGCCGCCGCGCCGGCCCCGGTCGCCGAGCCCGGCTTCTGGTCGCGCCTGCACACCCTCCTCTCTCGCAAAGCCAAGGTGGCCTGACATGCTCCGCGACCGCTCTCATCGGATCCGCTTCGGCCTGCTCCGCTGGTACGCGGCCGCGCGCGGCTACCGGATCTACGCGCTGGCCCTGATCCTGGCGGTGCCGGACATCCTGGATGCGCTGGCCGGTGTCGACTTCACGGTCCTGCTGCCGCCGGGCTGGGGCGCGAAGGCCGCCTCCATCCTGGCGATCCTGCGCGTCGTGCTGGGCATCGTGATCCGGCGCATGGCCATGATCGGACCGCCGCCCCCGGCCGCAGGTTCGCGCTGATGGGCGCCGTCCTCGCCATGGCCGGCAGCCTCCTCGTGAAGCTGTTCGGCTCCGGCATCGTCCAGGCGGTGCTCGCCTATCTCAACAAGCGCTCCGACAACGGGGTGCTGACGAACGCGCAGAACGTCACCGGCGACGTCACCGTCGCGCAGGCCCAGCTCACCGCCTACGTCGAGGAGCGCAAGGTGGTCGCGCAGGAGCGCGCCGAGCAGCACCTGTCGCCGTGGACGGCCTGGATGATCCCGACGGCGTTCGGGCTCTGCATGATCCACTTCGGCGCAATCGTCCTCGACAGCACCTTCCGGTTCAACTGGCAGGTCGCGAAGCTGCCGCCCCCCTACGACCAGATGGAATGGTCGATCGTCATGGCCGTCATCGGCGTCGCCGGCATCGCGCCGACCGTCCGCCGGATCTTCGGCAAGTAGCCCTCACCCTCCACCTCCCCCGCAGGGGGTAGGCCGCGAAAGACCGCCGCCATGGACACGTCCTTCCTGTCGCCCGGGCCGATCACCTGGGCGCAGCTCATCGCGCTCGCGCTTTTCCTGTTCTCGGTCGGCAAGGGCGTCGACTGGATCGTCGGGAAGCTGCGCACCGGCACGAAGGAGGCGGTCTCACCGCTCACGATCGACATGGCCGCGGCCAAGATCGAGATCCGGTCCCTCGACGAGAAGCTGAACGCCTTCAAGATCGAGGTGGCGCGAACCTACGTGACCGGCGACGTTATCACCCGCCTGGAACGGCGGATCGACGACATGGTCACCTCGGTGCGGGACGAGATGAAGGAGACGCGCGAGGCGATGCTGAAGGCCTTCATGCGGCGACCGCCCGACTGATCGGCCGTTGACATCCGTCAACACCCTGGGCGCCCTGGCTTCGGCCGGGGCGCTTTTCGTCGTTTCAGCCCCGCCGGCCCCCGCCGCGCGGCACTTTCTTTTGCGCTGCAGCGCAGTAGCTTTCTCGGCGGATCCGCTCGTTCTCAACACCCGAGGCTCGGATCTGGAAAGCCCGCCCGGTCCGCCGGCGCGGGCTTTTCTTTGCGCGCGATCAGCTTCACCGTAGCGTTGTATTCGACGCCACGGGGCACGCGGTGAAGTTCAGGTTGGTCGCTTTCGCCCTCTTCGCTATCACGGCAATGGTGCATAGCGGGGGCGCCGCAGCCCGTGAGTGCAAGATCTTCACGCCGGACGAGCTGAAGTCTGGCACCTACCAGAACATCGACGGCTGCGCCGTTCCGCGCCCGCAGGCGGCAAGTTGCCCACCACCGCGAGACGCGGTTTACCGCTGCAGCGATGGCGATTGGAGCTACGCGCAGCACCGTCGAGGTGCATGCTCACATCATGGCGGGGTCCGCTGCACCATTGGCCCGGGTCAGAGCTGCTGCCCGTAGGAATCCCAGCGCGGGATTGATCGGCAGCCGGCACGAGCACGGCTCGGTAACCGGTGCTCGACATCTTACCGCCGAGCCGCGTTGCGTATCGGCTCGGCTCTCACGCTGGTGAGATCGGACGCTCCCCCGCCCCGTGAGCAGATCGGGGCGGGGCCGAGCGGGCTTCACGGACGCCATCCACAAATGGCAGATCCCGGTGGGCACGCCGCATTTTCTGCTCGAGTTGGTCAGGTCGATGCGTTAGGGTCTCGGCATGAGACACGTCCCACCTCCTGCCACTGATCCTCTGCGGGTCTGCAGCCTGTTTAGCGGGATCGGTGGTTTTGAACTCGGCTTAGCGCGTGCAGGACATTCGACGATCATGATGTGTGAGGCGGATCCGTATGCGCGGGCCGTCCTAAACCAGCACTTCCCAGGTGTACCCGTCGACCCGGACGTCGTCGCCATGCGTGAGCTGCCCGACTGTGACCTGCTTACGGCCGGTTGGCCATGCCAGGACCTAAGTCAAGTTGGCGCCACCCGAGGAGCCGACGGCCCTCGATCCGGCCTTGTCTCGCATGTCTTTCGTTTAATTGCGGCCTCGCGCCGTCGACCGCGCTATGTGTTGCTGGAGAATGTCGCGTTCGCACTTGATCTTCAGGCGGGGCAGGCAGTTCATCGGGTGATCACAGAGCTGGAATCACTGGGCTATAGCTGGGCGTACCGAATTCTCGACACGCGATCTTTTGGACTACCGCAGCGCCGCCGCCGGCTTTTTGTGCTTGCAGCTCTCGATGCGGATCCGGCGGCCATATTGATGGATGGGATTGATACCATTCCGCAGGGAATTCCGTCGGACCCAACGATGATCGGCTTTTACTGGACCGAAGGGACGAGCGGAGTCGGCTGGTCACCCGATGCTGTGCCACCACTGAAAGGAGGTTCGGGCGTTGGCATCCCGTCACCACCAGCCGTGTGGGAGCGACAGACAGGGCGGTTCATAACCCCGGGCATTGAAGACGCAGAACGCCTTCAGGGCTTTACCGCAGGCTGGACAAGGCCAGCGGCTTCATTAACTCGGGGAGAGCGCCGTCGCTGGATGCTGGTTGGAAATGCAGTCAGCGTTCCTGTGGCTGAGTGGCTGGGGCAACGCATGGCACAGCCAACTGGGGGCGGAAGGCAACTCGACCCAATTGGCACAATAACCGGCCGCCCTAAGACTCCACGCGCGGCTGCGGGCGGAGTCGGCCAGAAAATTAGGTTATACAATTCTTATAATGAAGGGCCCAGCATCCCTCTATCTCTAACGCTGAGCGATTTCAAAATACAAAACTCCGCGCCTCTATCTAATCGAGCACTAAGTGGATTTGCTCGACGCTATAGAACCGGCTCTCTGAAACAAAACCGCGAATTTCTCGATGCGCTTACCGTCGCGGAGGGCCATACGACCTGAGGTAAGATTTTGACTCTCTATATCTTTCAATTGCATCGAGATAAGACACCATAAACTGCTCAACTCGACCGACAATTTCAAGCAAATCATCGGCCGTGACCGTATTGCCCACGTTCTCGAACTCCTCAAAGCCGTGCGAGAGATTGTTGCGCCGAATACGTATATTCTCCAGATCATTGCCGCCGAGTGTGCGAGGGGGGGCGGTCCAGCGGAGCCCCAAGGCGGACTTAAGCCGGAAGGCAGCCTCAGTTCCGAAATTGCCTCCCGCCGGCATTCGATTTAGATGTTCTTGAGGCCAAACAACAAAACCGTCTACTATCGTTATCATGTCTCTGATAACGCCGCTGTGATTGGTGCCGTCTTGCATTTTATCGAGGAATTTTGACTGTATAGTATCGACTTGCCAAAAATCTTCAACTTCAACAAAGTGTTTATACGAAGTTGAAATTTCCTCTCTTACGGAATAGAGAGCGGATCTGACCGACGATTCTATGGCATTATACATCATGACATACGATGCCGCTCGTGCCGACGCGACCATCGTGCCCAATTCGACTGACGGTCGTTTGTTTTTGCTCTGCTGCCTTTCTGCCTTCTTTATTGATCGAAGCATCACGGTGACTTGACCGATGCGAGACCGAAACAGAGCTGTAGAAGTCATAGATTTTCCAGCAGCCTGTCCCGAACATATTCGACCCTCGCGCGAAGTTTAGGTCCGCTATTACTCGCGTCAGTCCGAGTTAACGCTGTGAAATCTGCGCTTTCAAGCCAGCCAAGATCCTCAGGATCTAATTCGGGATTAATGCGCAGCGCTAAGCATGCGCCTATAGCGATAGCTTCGAAGCGAACTCGTGGAACTTGCGAACGTCGTTCGTCACGAAAAAATGCCCGTGGCATGTAATGATCTATAAATGCCATAACCTCATCGAATTCGTTCGACATCCTTGCTGTCGTGACTTCGTCAATAACCCTATTGTAATGCATAAATTTTGCGTCGAGAAATTTTCTTACATCATGGCGAAACTCAAGATAATTGTCGCTATAAATAAAAAATCTCGTTACAAGTTCTTGTCTTTCGCTTTCAGCATTGCGATTGCCTCGCGTGCCGACGCCCGGCGCAAGCTGCTTGAATGTTTCCCGATTTGCGCAATCGATAACAAGATCGAGGAAGGGTCCCTGGTACGCTCCCTTTCTGATTTCAGCCTCGGAGAGCTGCTTTGATGTCGTGTTTATTCTCCGAAAGAGCTCAATGCGGGTTCTTTCGTCTGTTCCTTCCTCCAGCACGAACGACCTTATCGGGCTATTTAAAAGTCTTTTGGTAATAATCTTTGGTATTTCGTCATAATACAACCCGTTAAGAACATCCAATTTTTCGAGTCCAGTAAGCTTAAAGCCATTGTTCATGAATTCTGCTAGCGATCTTATTCTTTGAGATCCATCGACAATTTCCAATCTTCCTTGAGTTTCGTAGAAGAAAATTGGTGGGATTGGAACGCGCAAGATCAGACTTTCGATAAAATAGGATCTATTCTCAACACCCCATTGAAGGGTGCGCTGATAATTAGGTACGTAAATATCGCCTTCTTCTGCGTGTTCTTCGGGCTTCAACTTTCTGATCAAGGTCTCGACGGGATAGTCGGTCACAAGGTATCGGACATCTCTCCGCGCGCGATCAACCGCGTCCAGGATCTCGCTGCTTTCAAAGTCGTTCTGAGGCATTGTGTATCCAGCGTCTTTGGCGGCAGGGTATGGCGAGTCGGATCTGCGAGCGAGAGGCATGTCGGCAACACCAAGCTCTGATGAGCAGTCCGTCGATCCGCGCCGCAGCGCCCTTATGGCACGCATTCGTGGCAAGAACACAAAGCCCGAGATCGTCGTTCGCCGTCTTGCTCATAGTCTCGGATATCGATTTCGGCTGCATCGTCGCGACCTGCCAGGCAGTCCTGATCTAGTTTTTCCCTCAAGGCGCAAAATTATCTTCGTCCATGGCTGCTTCTGGCATCGTCATCCCCGTTGCAAGAAGACAACAACGCCTTCCACGCGGCGAGATTTCTGGCGAAACAAATTCGAGCAAAATGTCGAGCGAGATATTCGGAATGAAATTGCGCTCATTGCTGCTGGCTGGGATTTGCTCGTGATCTGGGAATGTGAAACGACAGATATTGAGAAATTGACAGAAACGCTGCATCTGTTCCTCGGCCCATCGGTGTCTACAAATCCTTAACTCGGACGGCCTTGGCAGAGCCGGGATGTCAGCCAGCCTCGCTCCTGCCAACCTCCCGCCCGCTGTCGCCTCCTGGCGCGACCAGATCGAGCGCCTGTCCGAGCACGCGTCGCCGTGCCGGTATCTAACCCCGGCGCGATGGGCTGCGATGCGCGCGAACGCGCTGGCCTTCCTCGACGAGCACGGCGCCGAGGCGCACCGGCTCGGCTGGACGGCTGAACAGCTCTTCGGCGTGCATCCCGAGCACGGCTTCCTGCGCGTCGAGTATGCCGGCGCCCTGATGGTCAACGACAGCAAGGTCGTAGGCGTCGAGCCCAACCGAATCGTGTTCGACCGGTTCAGCGGATACCGGACGAAGCCCGGTCAGACCTGGGGCCCGCCGGTCTGGGAGTTCGCGGCCAAGGGGCGCTGACCTTTACGCCAGCGGAAGGCCAGACACGGCGCTCCAGGCCTTCGCCCGCGCCCACGCGGCGGCCAGCGCCTCGATCGCCTCATCCCGGGTCGCGGCCTCACCGCTCAGCGGCCGGACGCCCGTCGCCTCGTGCCCGCGCTGGCAGCCGGTGCAGTACCAGAACCAGATCCCATCCTGCGGGCCGCCGTCCATGCGACGGATTCGGCCGACGTGCTGGCCAGCCTCCTCGGCGACGAAATCGTGGTGCGTGTCGGGGAAGGTGCGGCGCCAAACGAAGGTCATGTTGCTACGCCAAGGCGGCCATCAGCAGGCATTCTCGAGCCGTCTCCAGCCGCTCCTCGTCCGATCGATCAAGCAGGTCGGCGGCGATTTTCTCAACGATCTGTCGTGTGACTGCTTCGTCCAGACCTAGCCCGCGCGCGAATCCGTCGACGCGGCGCATCATGTACTGGATCGCGGCTTGCTGGCGTAGAGGAGCGGGACCCTCGGTCATCTCATCACCCCAAGAACTCTCGCAGCAAGAGCAGAGCGACGCCGACAGCGACCAGTGAGTACATAACGAACCGGAAAGTGCGGTCTCTGGGCATGGCGTAGGCCTATCGACCTTCAACGAACATGAGCAGCAGCGCCCTGACGAGCATCAGGCTTCCGAAGATCCCAACCGCGAAGACATTGCATGCCGAGTAACCGAGGATAGGTTCTGAGAGCTATATGGTGGCGAAGAAGATTCACCCGGGTGCCATCTGCGGTGTCATCCCTTGATCGGATTGGCCAGCAGGATCGCGGTCTGAACCATGTTGCGCTTCCAGGCCGGCTTGTCGGTGGTGAGCGCCTCGGCCGCGCGGGTCTTGGTGCGAAGCGTCTCGACGAGGTCGAGCGCCCATCCCTTGGCGAGCGGGAAGGCCTCGGTTGCCAGATCCGCGAGCACCGCATCGACCGCGGCGTCGACCTCTTGGTCGGTGACCTCGGCGGCCTTGCGCAGCTCGGAGACGGTTGCGGGATCCCTGGCCATGGCCGAGGGGCAGCGCGGACCTGCTCGGGTGTCGCGGTGGCAACAAATGGTTTGACAATCCGACACCTAAACCATTGGTACTGGTGGTGTGGTTTGCCGCGATTTCAGCAGCTAAGCGCTTGAGCTGAAACACATAAGCCGGGCATCATAATCCTTGTGTCGGGGGTTCAAATCCCTCCCTCGCTACCACTGATTTTATCGAGCTTTTCGGCGCCACGGACGATTCGACCGGTAAACTCGTACCGGATTGGTACCGATGTCGCCTGTGTGCATGGACCGCTTCAGGTCCATTGCTCTAAAATGGCGCTTTCGTTCTTTCAGCTCAAGCGATCAACGACCGGCAACCGCGCCGATGGTGATGGCACGTCGGCCACCGGTCCTGCGCCAGCAAGGGAGTCGCATCGGCATCTTTTTGTAGTTGCATCTTCCAAGCTGGAACGAGGGTTCGACTTCCTCCGTCTCCGCCAGCATGACTCGACATCATCTAAGTCGCTGCGGTTGCTGGATTTTGCGAAAGTTAGATTCGCGGTTTGACCCCGATATGTCCCCCCACGGCGGCACCGGCTCCAGCTTCTGAAGGTACACCGGTCTCGCGCCGCCAAGCGCCGCGACACAGCTGATAGGCTCGAAATGAAGGAACAGTGGTTCCTTCAACCCGGCCTGAGCCAGGCGGCCGGAAGGAACCGTGCGGCGTGACCGGCAACGATCTGGGCCGTCGCACCGTGGAAGGTGTCGCCATCGACGACGGGTCCTGTAGGCGGCATTCTCCTCCCATCCAAAGGTCGGAGGTGAGAGGCGTCCGATCGCAAGTCGGCGGACGTCCTATCGTCGCCTCCCACCGCCTCTCCGGAAGCGTGCTCCCGCGTGGCTTGCATCAGAGCTCGCCGAGTCGGGGGCAGCGGCTCATCATCGGCACCTGCGGAGGACGACGGAAATCGGGTGACGGGCACCTCGAGGGAGATGACCTTCCCTCTCTCTCGCGGAACTGTTCCTCAAGTTACGAAATGGACATCGCCTCGAAGCAAGCCGCGCATGCGGCGCCTGGCCAGTATAATGGCTTCGCGCTTCAGCCGGTGCGCTTCTGCCATCACCTTCTGACGGCTCCGCCGGGAGCGCTCGTCCCGCTCGAGCACCTGGACGATGTCGCCGTTCACTACCCGGACGGCTCCGTCCTGCTTGAGCAATGCAAGAGCGGGCCCAGGCAGAATCCGGTGCCCGACAGGACGGCCGATCTCTGGAAGACCTTCGCATTGGCTTGGAGGGTGCCGACGCGGACAGGAAAGTTGGTCCAGGCGCTTGACGAAGCCCGCAGCGAAGACGAGGTGGCTTCGGTCGACGCGAAGGCTGGAAGACTGGTCTAGAATACCGCGACATCCGCCGCGTGCGCATCGCATCTGAAAAGATATCTAGCCGCGGACAAGGACCTTCGAGCATGCGTGATTGCTCGGTTCCGTCTGGAGAACGGCGACCACTCTCCCGTTTCACCTTTGCTGAAACTCATCGAGGTGACGGATCCGCCGGAACTCGCGTTGGCCATAGCCAGGAGCGCCTTCGGCATCGCGAAGCAATGGGCCGACGAATTGATCCGCGCAGGCAGGCCGGCGATCATCGAAGTAGATGCCTACAAGCGGCAGTTCCGTTCCTTCATCCAAAGGCACAACCTGCCGGACCTTCTGGTCTCCCTGGCTCCCAAGCCCGTGCCCGGCGACATCGAAGCCCTGTTGGCCGTCCGGCCTACGTTCGTCCGCCAGCTCGAGATCATCGAGGCGGGGCTGGACGAAACGTCCTGTGCGGTGAGCGACTACCTGCGAACGTCGGCGGACAAGACGATGTGGGCGGAGCAAGGCCTCCTCTATGTCCTGGAGCAGGCCAGGCACGAGCGCCGCCCCTCCGCTGGTAGTGGCCTCGTCTGCCACTCCGACCGCGGCTCGCACTACGTCAGCATCCGCTACACTGAGCGCCTTACTGAGGCCGGCGACCGAGATGGACGTGAAGCCGAACGTCCGGTTCTGCGCGCGATGGCGATTTGGCATGACGTAGTCTGGCCGATAGCGGCTGGTCCGCTCCGGAGGAGACACGACGCGAAAGCAGACCCGATCTATCCGGCCGTAAGCCGGATCCCGAACGCCGCCCCCGTCGTGGCTGGCCGGTTCACGGGGCCGGGTTCGCCCCGGGCCCGGCGCAAGTGA